GGCCTTCTTTTATTTGTTTTTAAATGTTTTCCCATTCGTCTACTATGGACCCTCGGGCAGGGCCCCCTTAGCACTGGAAGTACCTCTGACTAAGAGGTGATCGTATAAGTAACTGTTCGACCACACTCGCGTGCCACAAATGACAATAATCGTTGTACCGGTTCCTCGGGCCGTGCAAAGCCGCGACGAATAATTTGAGTATTCCGAGTAGATCAGGGTGCAACTGATCAACTTGGACGGGTATTTCACCCGTGAGGTAGTCAATTCTGGCTGACATATGCCATGAGCTATGGAACATACACAGTTTGGAGTATGATACCGGGTCGAATTCTTGTATGAACCTCTTCAACCCAGATTTTAATCTAAACCGCTTATAATCCCTAACTACTGTGGCAAGCCCTGGACGTGTGTTGAATAATAATAGAGAACTGCGCGTAATGTCGCATATCTGTTTGTAGTTATCTGCGTCAAGCAGAAGCGGAGAATATCTGAACGTCGCTATTTCGGTCGGTTTGAATGTCGTCTTCACCGTAACTCGCTGACGCTTTAGTTCGTCGAGCCACCTCCGCCGAACGGAAGATGAGACATGATGGACGGAATCGGCTAAGACGGTTGACCGCAGCTCCTCGAGTGCGATCTCATCCGCCTGCGTGTCGGAGAAGACTATACCGTATCGTGATGCGGCGTAGTTTTTCACTCGTTCCGCGCGGCGGCGGTTGAGACCCTTGAATGTGAACCCGAGCTTGGCGGGGTTTATCTTGTCAATGTTGGTTGTCAGCACTACTCCAGGGGCTACGGGCTCCAAGCCCGCTCCCCCCGAACTCGTCGGTACTCTGAGTATGTCGACCGGAAGATTGTGATTCCTACACCAGGTTCCTCGCAAGGACGTCCACAGCGAGTCTATTGCCACCCTACGCTCAGGTAACCTCCTCCTCAGGGTCTTAACACTTTCGTACATCGCACTGATGACCCTAGTGGTTGTCCACCCGGTGTCCGATGTCGGCTGGTCGCTGACCAAACCGCGTAGCGCGCGTGCGGGCCAGCCGTATATCCTGTCCTCAGTAAACCACTGACGGAGGAACTCCATTTTGCCGCCAACGCCCCGAGAAGGTGCCTCGTCTGGACGGTGCCCCTGAAGGCTGAACTTCCCGATACCACCCTCAACTCCGATCACACCGTAACCCGCATTCATGAGAGCGCCCGTGGCCCAGTTCGGCACGTAGATTGCGCTGTCGTCACCGCAAATGTAGCGCTTAATGCGGTCGACGGGCAATCCTAATCCGCTGATGGTCTCGATACAGAGATTGGTCATTACCAAATTCCAAAGGTCGCCTATGTCCGATGTGATCGGGAGGCCGCTCATTAGCCCCCCTTCGATCCTGAACTCCCTGACGGTCTGCCCGTCACGCGCAAGCAACGTTGCATAGTCGAAGGATTCCACGAACAACCTCTTCAGCCTTAACCATTCGGACATGTATGAAGGAGGAACGTTAGCCAAGCCACAAGTAAAATAGTAGTCCACGAGTGTCTTAATCTGTGAAGTCGTCGGCTGGTGGTCGAATGACTTGTAGTCAAATGGTAGCCCGTAGTGGGTAACACACAAGTCGCACATGTCCTTCAGGCGTTTAACCTTTGCAGAGAAAGACTCCCCGCGCGTAAGCCCGGGTATCTTGTACTTCGCTCCACCCGTTAGGTATATCATGTATGCCCCGAGGAGATACGTGTAAAGGTCGCCGGAGACTACTCCCCGTAGCTTCCCGGTCTCCGGCTTGATAACGAATTTGTTCTCCTGACCCTTAAGGTTGGCGGCGCGTTGATACAGCTCGGACGCGTCGATAACGTCAAGTACGGTATGCTTGTTGCAACGTACTTCGAAACTCTCGCCGTCAATCACCACATCATAGCGGCCTACGGATGACGACCCTGCAGTTTCCCAGATACCTGAGGCTATATAATCATCGAATGACATAAACTCCACCTTGTCAGCTTGCAGGACGACGGAACGTTTGACATACTCCGCGAACGGCGTCCCGAATAGGTTAAAGTCCAGGCCGCCTGTGGCAAGCGCTTCGGCCTCGGCGATTGGGTCAAAACCAGGAAAAGGGGGGTTCCGCAACCCCGTCAGGACGTTCAACTCTGCGTAACAATTCTGGTCGGCGGACTTTATCTCATTGACCTTGCGTATCGTGTTTAATTCCTTCGCCGAAGCCATAAAATGTTCAAGATCACCGTCAAAAACTTTCAACTCGGAAAGCCGACACCACCATTCCTCACCGAAGACATACCTAGCCACGATTACGAAGAGCGTGAATATGTAATCGCTGCCCGCTTTTAAGGTGGTGAGTGTGTCTATTAAGATGTTCGTGGTTTTCGTCCTTTTAGCGTGTTGATAAAGGTCTTCGAACCTGATTCGACGTTGACGCCTATCTGATTTAGTCCTAAAAGGGTATACCCCCTCGAAGGCCAGTTCTCTTTCTTTTTTGTTTTTTGCTGCCATTATTACTCCAACCACGTCTCTTTCTATTGGAGTAAAACCCACACCAGGAGAAGGCATTAGATTAGCCACATCCTTCCAGCCGAGCCGAGGCGTAAATTGGGGGTCGGGTAACACGTCAGACATCTCCTTGATGCTCTTGTAGAGAGTACCTCCCCCTGGTGTGAGGGCACTAGTTACTAGTATTTGCGTAGTCTTTAGACCGAGGTCATTGGCATACGCCTTCCAATAACCCCTGAAGTCTCCTGCCATTGAGGAGGAGATATAGTATGCAATACTTACTGTTCCCCAGGCCCGACACCCCCCGGAGGCAGTAGGACCGGAGGGGTGGCGGCTGAGTTTAAACGGTCGACCGTCCTATCGAACCTAGTAAGGCGCGAGGTATTGCTTGCCTCAGAAGTCTGAAGCAACGTCGCCTGTGGCACCACGTGGCGTATTGACCACGCGGGCAAGGACGTGAAGGAAGTACCAGACAATACCGTCATCGCGGTCTGGATTAGGTTTTGGGGTATCGCGATCAAGATGCGATTTCCTGAGGAATCAGTTATAGGCAGAACACGGCGCGTCCCGGTCAACACACCTACACCAGGATAAGTCCCCTGCGGCCCCCAAGTGTACGAAGGGGGACACCGCCTCATGACGGCGAACTCATTCGAGACCACATAGGTCGCCACATCCACAGGGGTGCTGGTGTACGTGACGTACGAACCGTTGTAGAGCGTCATGGCAATGCCGGCGTTCCAAGTGTCGTCGTCGTCCGCGGTTACTATCGAGTCGGTGCCTAGTGTGGTGAACCTGTCACGCGGACTTATCGGGACTGAAATCGAGCCATTACTGAACACGTATTGTCTCGATCCTTGCTCCAGTATTCCGGTACCTCTCTTGTTGTAGCTTGGGTAGAGTGCGTAGGTCCTGGTGTACTTCTTGACGAACTGGGCCATGACATAGTCTGACAGGAAGACCGGTTTCGCATTCGAGAGCTGTACGTATTGTAAGACCAATGCCACAGTCATACGCCGCACTACCCCTAACAAGCCGTAGACTGGTGCGAAGCAACGCTGAGTAAAGCATCTCCCGTAATCGTCGAGTGTCGCGGCATACCCAGTGAGGGCGGCGCCAAGACTTTGCGGAAGGTGCCCCAGTCGTGGGACGGAGTTTAACGACGTTTGTATCCCACCGATGAAGTACTCGCGTAATTCGCTCATCTGGTCCCGGAAGATGGTCTGTCCGAATATTTGCGACCATATGCCCCATGGTAACCCGTGGTAGTCGACGACCGCATTCCAACCGACGGCGGTAGGTCTCACTAAGAACATATAGGACTGTATCAGCCTGGGTATATTGTAGTGAGGGAGCGGTGTGTATATGGTGTCCATTGGTCTGTCACTGACACAAGAGAAGGCACCAACCAGCACTTGGCATAATGCCACCGGGTTGGGCATACTTATTGTTACGTGACGGACGTGACTAAAGTCACAGCAGCCAAAGTACTCACCATCAGAGAATTGGTATCCACGGTGGCCATTCGCAAGCCCTGGGGTCGAACCTTTTATGTTCGTTGTAAGGAACGCGTCGTTGTCAACCTGCGCGGCGATTAAGTCCGTGTACCTAATTGATAAGTGCGCGGCCGTGCTCACGACATTTTCAATACTCCCTAAGCACGCCATTTCACGCGCGAGACCTATCATGAACTGCCATAAAGTATTCGGCCCATCGCCCGACGTGGTCAGATCTCTGAGCCAGCTAACCATATAAGCTAGCGCGTCATAGCCGGCGTCTGGGTCGGCCAAGTCTTGACCTACCCACACCACATTCAAGCGTCTGTTGCCACCAGGGGGATCAGTCGTACCCCATAGAGGGCGCCATTGCATTGCGTCGTTGGCCTCATTCTGGTTTGTGGGGGGACGATTTGCGGTACGTACGGTTCCTACGATATGTATATCACCTTCTTGCCCGTCGATCATGACTAAGTTAGAGTACGGTATACGCCGCGATGGAATCGCTCCTGCTGGAGGACCGGCTTGTGTTCCGGGAACGAGCAATTGGAGAATACTTACGGGATACTTTGCGACCGCAAGCGCGAGCAGAGCATATACTGCGGCTGGTTCGACACCCGATTTGAAGTTGGCGAGCGAGTTATTGATGTGGTAACGCGTCGAATTCGGCGGGACCGTCTGGTCTGTTGTATGGAAGAAGATCTTCGGCCTGATGTATGCCGCCTGGCTCTCAAACGGATAAATGGGTAACCCGGCTCCGTTTATACTTCTGGCGTTATAGCCTCCGTTAGGGATTACTGCGTCTGCGGGTGCGTTCCAGGCGCCGGTAACGATCCCACCTGCGGTGTAAGTCGACGTTGGGTCGCTAACTCCAACTTCATCCCCCCACGGTACTATGTGACCGGGCTGGATGCATGATATTGATGTTGCGTAGAGTTGGAGCTTCAATAACAGAGCGTCGATGTCAACTCCCCAGTTAGTCGCGCTCATGGTCATCCACGATAGAACGTCCCTCGTCATCTTACCGTAGATGGTGACCTGGTCCGGGCGGACTCCCGTCTTCGCAGTAGCCATGAGGAGTGTGTTGGTACCCAGCTCGGTGGGCACTAGACGACGTATGCCAGTTTCCATCGCCTGCATAACTACGCCCACCATAGAAGGGGGGTCGGCGTTCGTTACCGCCGCCCACGCATTGTTTAAGATGACTCCATTAGTTAGAGGCCAGGTAAAAATTTCAGGTTTCGTGTTTACGCCATTCTGTGAAATTGTGTTGTTCGCGTTTACGTACTGATTGATGGACGTCATCTGACGCGAAGCGTCCGGCATAGACACGTTTCCGAGCCCATACTGCCCGCTTACGAGTGCGACTTCGGCAACGAAGTCGACGCGTTCACCTGACTGGGGATCACTTCTTGAGGCGGCTTCGACCACAGATGAGTGTGAAGGGAGTGCCCTTATTTCGTCCATCTTGTCGGGGAGCTCGTCAGGGTGGACAGGACCCGGATTTGGCTCAACTCCCTCGCACGTGAGGTCACGCACCCATTGGGCTGGCCCAGGATTAGGTTCGATACAAACCAACCTAGGGGCTGGGACATCCAACTTAGTAACGTATGCCACAACGGCTTTACGCTCAGCTGGAGTGAATTCCTTGTACATGGCGCACGAGGATGGGAGATCTGGATGTTCTGCGTAGAATACGCTTTTCATGATGAGTTTGATGCAATCCGCGGTCGACTTCTGACCTACGCCGTTTGAAAGGAGGACGTTCAGCATATCCATGCATGGACCGTCCCACTTGTTAGAGGAAGTGCAGGCATCTATAACCTCACGGCGCCATTTGAGTGGAAGATCACGGTGCGTATCTAGCCAGTGAAGTAGGTCGGACGGACAGTGAAATTTGGAAATGAAGCGCCTCACTGCCGATGCCTGATCGGTACGGCTTTCCTCCTCGGTCTTCTTCCGGCGTGGTTTGCGCGGCTGCGCCTCGTCCTCGGAAGAACTCGAACTTGAGTGTGACTGCGAACCCCTCCGTGGTTTCTCCCGTTCATCTGTCGGGTGTGCGGGTATCCTGCTCATTCCCATCGGTTCACCTGCAACTATCGAGAGCATGTACTCACCTAGTACTTTAGCCTCTTCGTTGGTTGCTGCTGCATAGTCTTCACGCAGCGCGGTCGTTAACCTTGTATACGCCTCGAGTTCGACATCGTTGTCCAAGACCGAGAACTGGTTCGAGCATTTGATGGTCGGTGAAGGAGAACGTCTTGGACTGTGGGCTGGGCCATCCCCCTTACTCGAGCCCGCTCCGATGAGACCTATGTCCACGAGTGGCGGTTCGTAGGGAGTTGGAGCGACGGATGGAGCGGTAGCGCTAGCCGCGTTCTTGATCGAGAGAATCTGTAGAAACCTCGTGTATACTGAGTAGTTCGAACCATCAATTACACAGCTTGGGTTAAAACCCATCTCTACCAGTATCTCGTTGTAAGTATGAGCGTCGACCATTTCACGTGGGTTCGAGATGAACGGACCATCACCTTTACTTGCTCCCGCACCGAGCAGTCCGATTTCGTCTTGTGTAAGATTGGGTTGGACGATCGATGGTGCAGACGGTTTGACCGAAGAAGCCCACAGTGGGGACGTCTGTATGTCGATACCCGTTATGTGGGCCGTAGTATGTGGAACCGTACCACTCGTGCCTTCCTTGACCCACTGTGGTGGGGTGGCCGTGGCGTCCCACACGTGATTATTGTTGTCGAAGGATAGACCGCTCTTAACGGATTCGACTTTCACAGGAACCAGTGCGTTCGTCGATGCGGACTTCACATTGACATCGAGTGTGCTCGATACGTTACCCACCGTCCCAACCGATGATACCGACGAGACGTTCAAGACCTCGGTTACCAAAGCAACCGATGCAACCGATCCCACCGTAGTTACGCTTGTGACTATCGGAAGCCCGACTGCACCTCCGACTACTGGCATTGCGCTCGCGGGGTCGATGAAACCGGTGTGCCACCCTCGGACGTCGACGGGGACGAGATCCGTAACTGGGTTGATGTTATAGGTGCTCAAGCCTTTCTTCGTCGCTGTTGATTCCATCGGAATTGCTTCCCAGGTTGTACCGTTTAAGGCTTGGCACCGTGCATCAACGGTGCCCGATACCGAGACAGAACCCCCGGATATGACGGCGTTGACCGGAGTCACGTCTGTAGGCATCGCCGTGACAACAAAGGTGAATCCTAGACTGGCTGGATGTCCACCTGTTGTGTTCCAAGACCCGGTATTCTTCGTCCAGAACGATAAAGGTTTCGGCCCTAAAGCCGTAGCCAGGGTCACCCCTTTGAACGTGGTAGTAAAGTCGTAGGTACCCCGGTCATCCGAAGTTCGCCGCCACGAGATGCACTTGGCCGGCACGCATCTGTCTAGGTACCAGTGTTCAAGTATGGTGTACGAGCTGCCATTCGCTACGACTTCGCCGAAACCGAAGTCGACGACGAAGTTCCCGAGTCCCAACACGTCGACGAGATTCATGTTTGCGAACGACGACTGGAGCCGGATCGTTACGTCGTACCGTGTCGATGGCGAAACGGTGCCAACGTTGACCGGTTCTACGAACCAGTTTAGCGGACCGGGAGAATTTGTGGGTGTCAATACCCATGATATCGAAGGAGTGGTGAAAACACCTGACCCTGTGGCGCGATCGACCATCTCGAACATAGGATGATCAGTCGTGCCAAAGGGAGTGGCATTCCCGTTGATGGCGTGTTGTCGCTTGTTTCTTACCAGGCGCGACAGTATCTGAGTGATACGTGCCTGGTCAAGGCCGCGAACGGTCTTGAAATTGAGGGTGTCGACGAGACGACTGAAGTAACCCCAGAAGTTACACTCCTCAAGACTGGGACCCACAATGACGGACGGGATGTGGGCACTCCCGTCCCAGAGACTTTTGGCATATCTCTTGCCCGAACTTTCGCGAAGTTCGTAACCCTGCACTCTCCCTCTGCAGTGGAACATCGGGTTTGTAGTCGTTGGCGTACCCGACCCTACTCCCCGGAGTAATTCGTGTTGTGTATTTTTGTTCCTTAACTTAGCACCGGTACTCGACGGTAGGCTGCGAGTAATATCCGGGAAAGAGGGTAAGTGGCCCTCCTCTTGTTATGTTGGGGAGATTTCGTGCTCCTCCGATAGTAGACGCTACCCTACTACCTCCTCAGTAGTGCGTGCTCGTCTTGCGCGCACGTGTTTCAATAGATCTTGGTCAGAGCGGCTGGGCCTCCAGCTGCCACCGGACTCTGGGGGCGGTCACCCGCCCCTGCTTCAACTCACCACGCCGGTCCGCTGTG